ATGTTGATGGCGGTAGCCCTCATCGTCGGCACGGCAATCGATCGCCCGATCCTTGATGCTGCCGTAAAGGCGAACTCCGAAGACTGGCTCGGCTTTGCGGGATCGATCATTGGCGGAATTCTGGCAGGCGGCGTAGCCGTTCTCGCTGCCTACGTTGCTGCGCGACCCGTTTTCAGCCAGTTATCCGAGATGCGTAGGCAGACTGCAGCCGCAGCGAGATCAGCTCTGACGGATGCTACGTCAGAGCTAGACCGAGAATTGGAAGCTTTGCGCGGACTTCGATCGGCCGGCAGGGAAGCGGACCGGCTCCTTTCGTCCTTTGATCACGTCGCCGCGCTAGGATCGCCAATAATGGAGATGGGCGACAAGACCTTAACAAGCCTGCAGGATGCCATCGACGATTTGAACTATTTCGTAGGCCGGTATCCCGACGACCATGAAACGTCTTATTCTAGACGATCAACGTTGCGCTCATTTAAAGAATTAAATCTCAGCATGAACACTATTTTTGTTCAGATAAAAGAAATTGTTACAAAGAGAGACGTATATCCCATATTTAATGACGTTGAGATGGGCTTCTTTAAATCTAAACTTAGACGCGAAATTAATGATGCGATGATGAACGTTATAGCTCATCAGGAGTCAACACAGAAACATCTCAGCCGCTTGTGGGCGCGGCTGCGGGAACTAGAGGAAATAGCTTTAGCCGAAGACGGAGCATAGTCCCGCCCCCGGCTTTCACCGGGGGCGGAGGGAACCGACACGAACAGGCCGGAGAGACCCATGGCGGCGTCGATCGCGGGGAACCACTCCCGGCCGCCTGACCGTCGATCGCAGCACTCTTGGCATTCGGCGGCGCGCTGCGATCTCAAGGGCTCGGTCGAAGCCCCATAACTTGCCGCCTTGATCGTGCCCCGCGCGCCGGACGCGCGCGCAGCTTTCGGGTTCGATCTGCCCGGATGCGCCTCGCCGACCTTGGCCCCGCAATGATCGCCCCGGCGGGAAGGAGGTCGGCTTTCCGTTGTCGGGCTGGCGCTTCGCCCTCAAAGACCCCGCCGGGGCAGCTCAGATCAGATGGTGGGGATCAGCTTGACGTTGACCGTCGCGCTCGGGTTCGCAGCGGCGGTGACGGCGACGCCGAGCTTCGCGTTGCCGGAGCTGGTCTTCGTCACCAGCTTCGTCGCGGCGTCGAAATAGACGACATCGCCGACCGCGATGGCGAGCGCGGACACCTTGGGAAGCGTGAAGACGCCGGTCGTCTCTACGTCGACGTCGGCACCGCTGAGCGCGTCACCAGCGGCGATTCCGATGATCGAACCGGCGATGACGACGGCGCCGGACAGAACGTCGGCGGGAGTCGGGATGGTGAGCGCATCACCGGGTTGGACGAAATTGCGCATGGTCAGAGACCTTTCGAGGTGCTGAAGCGGATGGTGGAAGGCCGGCGACCGGACAGGGCCGCCAGCCTGCTTTCAAGATCGGCGATCGCGGCCACCAACTCGCGGTCGGATCGATACTCGACTTCGCGGTCTGCAAACCGCGCCCGGCGAAGGCCGGATGCGCGAGCTGCGCGAAGCTTGTCGAGCTGATCGGTGAGGGTGGCCGCGTCGCTCATTATCAGGCGCCCGGATTGCGTACGGCGCCGCGCCAGTCGACGGCGCCGGCACCGAAGTCGAGCACCACTCGGTATTCGGTGCTGAGGACGTCCCAGCCCTCGCGGCTCGCCATCTGCGGACCCGGCGCGCTCGACAGGTAGGAATATTCGAGCACGGGCGCCGACGCCGGATCGGCGAAGACGTACCAGGCATCATCGGTGATGCGCGGCTCCACCAGCAGCGTGAGCTTGCCTGCGAAGGGGTTCACGCCGTCGACGGTCGTCGCGGTGATCGTTGCGAGTACCTGCTCGGCGGTGGTTTCGAGCTCCGGCCCGACGACCAGATACCTCGGCGTCACGGTGATGACCGTCTTGCCGTCGAGTCCCTTCATCGTCCGCAGCGCCAGCCGCGCGGCGCTCAGAGACGTGACGCTGAGGGCGGCTCCCGTGAGGGCGTTGCCGTGTGGTCCGCGTGAAAGAGGCGCTTGGCGTCCTCGTTCATCAGCGGCCCGGCACCGCTCGCCTGCGAGAGCAGCGACCAGAGCACTCCGGCCTCGGTGGCAGCGGCGGCCTGTCCGGCCGCCCGCGACCAGTCCGCGAAGGCGTTGAGGTCGTCGTTGATCAGCGCCTTGCGGGTGATCGCGAACATCCCGGCGTAGGTGTCGAGCACATAGCTCTCGGCGGCTTCCGATCGAGAGACCGCTTTGATCTCGCCGCTCTCAGTCACCTTCGACAGGGCGGAGAGCTCGCCCAGCTTCAGGGTCGAACCGGCCCGGAAGTCCGCCCGCGAGCCCTGCCGGGCGATTTGCTTGAGCGGCGAGGCGGCGGCGGTGTAGCTCGCCAGCAGCGTGCGGGCGCCGACACCTTGAAGAAGCTGCGGGAAGTCGCTGGTCGTGTGCGCGGCGCGAAAGAGCTCGTCCGGGTTCATGCCCCGCGTCGAGATGCCCCGCGCTCGAAGGCAGTCGGTGGCCATGTCCCGAAGACTGGCACCGATGAAAGGCCGGGCCGCTTCCGGGGGCGCGGTGCCGGCGAGCCGGGCGTCGAGCGCTTCGCCCATGGCGCGAAGCCGAACAGCCGGATCATCCTGCGGCGGCGCCTGCACCCGGATAATCGGCGTCTGCCGGCTCCGCTCGATCATCGCCGTGCGGGCGGCGCTGCGCGCCTGCTCGACGGTGGCGCCGACTGCGATCTGTGCTTCGGCAAAGGAAGGCGGTAGGTCCGCCAATTCGCCAAGGCTGCGAATGCGGGCCTGATCGGCCTCGGGCATTTCGGTGGCGATGGGCGGGGATTCGATTTCGGTATTGTCCGGCATGAGGCCGCTCCTGATTTTGGCCTGCCGGTCAGCCGGCGCGGCGACAAGGGACGCTTCGAAGATGGAAGGGGTAACAGTCACGATCCGCTCGCCGGCTTCCGTCCGTTCGGACCGGCTCGCCTCGCGGTAGCCGATCGAGACGGAGAGGAGTCCGTCGCGGGCGCGCTCTGCGATCGGAGTGATATCGGCCGCCATCCCGAGGCGGATGCGGGCGACGATGGCGCCGCCTTTGCGCGTCGCGGTGAGGATTGCACCGATCGCGTCGCGTGCGCTGCCCTGACGGTGATTGTCGAGAACGGGGAGACCGGCGAGACCGCCGAGCTCGACGGCCGAGAGGTCCAGTAGCTCGGTGTACGTGCCCCGCGCATCGCGGCGGCGGACAGCGGCGCCGGTCGAGATCACCGCGTCGAACTCGCGGGTTTCTTCCGACCAGCTCGCGGGCCGCGTGTCCGCTGGCAGGCGGCGTGTGATCTCGGGTTCAGCCATTTGCGGCTTCCTTCTTCGGCGTGGCCGTGGCGAAGGACAGCCCGAGCGCCGCCTCGCGCTGGCGATCGGCGGCGATCTCGCGATCGAGTGTTTCGATGCTGAAGCCGAGCGAGGCAACCGCCTGCCGGCGGCTCATCAGCCCTGCATTCATCATTTCGACGGTCGCGGTCGCATCCTTTTGCGGGTCGACCCACGGCGGCCTCGGGAAGTACCATTCGACCTTAAAATGGTCGGGCGTCAGCTCGACATCCGCTAGGGCAACCCAGCGAGCCCAGATGCGATCAAAGGCGGGAGCGAGGATGCAGAACTGAATCTGTTCGAGGTATTGCCTAAACTGCACCAGCGCCGTCCGAGCGCTCGAATAATTCACCGACCGCATATCACCGGAAAGCAGGAATTCCGGGATCGACAGCCCGGCGGCGATCATACGGATACTGTGCGCCGCGTAGTCGACCGATTTTTCCATTTGCTGCGGCGAAGAGAAGGTCACATCGTAGCCGCTCGGCAGCACCCGCATCAGCCCAGGCTCAAGGCTGATATCGGCAAGATCGCCCGAAACCTGCCCATCCGCGAACGCCGTACCGCTGCCGTTCACGTCGCGAACGAAGCCGCACATCATCGCCTGAATTTTCGCCGAGACAAGAAGCGCATCATGGAGTTGCGAGAGTTCGTTCAGCGGAATGACGACGCTGGCGTACCAGCTCAGCCCACGGTGCTGCCCGGCCCCATCGCGGCGAAAGAGATGAAGGCAATCGGTGGCATCGATCCGCACGGACGGTTCGGCAGTTGCAAAAATATCCGTCAGGCGATGGCGGCGGACGTGGTAGGCGACTGGTTGATCGTCAGGGCCGAATTCGATGCCGGCGGCGACGTAGCGCCCATCGGCAAACTGCATCGTCAGGCTTTCGTCGAGAAGTTCGACGGGGACATGCTGAAGCCGGAGCGCGCCCGCCTCATCGGTGCGCATGATCAGCAGCGCTTCGCCATCGGTTACGAGGGCGTCGACCACCTCACCCTGAAGTGCTCCAAAACCGGATGATCCCGCCCATTCGGCGAACCGCGCATCCAATCCTCGCGCACCGTAGCGTCGGGATGCGCCGATGCAGCGGTGACGCCGTAGCCGACGAGTCCGGTCTTTAAGATGGTCGCGGCATTGGCGGCGAGCGGATCGTTATGCCGAAGGTGCCGCGCCCTGCCGCGAACTGCGGATGCGCCGGCCATGACTTCCGTCGAGAGCGGTCCGAAAGGGGGCACTCGATCCCAGCGCTTACCGCTCGCGCCTTCCAGCATGCGGGTGCGGGTCCGGCCAGGCAGAAGGCGACGGAGCGCGGCGAGCATCAGTCGTCGCCTCCCGCCTTCAGCGCTGCGGCAACCTCGAACGCAATAGCGTTGAGGTCGATCACCAGAACGATCGGATCGGTGAACCAGCTTAGTTCTTCAGCAACCGAGTTGGCCTTGTTGAGGCCGCGGACCTCAAGCTCGTCGGAGTCAAGCTTTCGACCTATGCCGATCAACGGCGCCCCTCCATGGGCGGCACGTTCGAAAATAGGCCCCATATGGTTGATCAGGTCCACCGCGTGCTGCGCTTCGAACCCGCGCTGTGACAGCAGCACAAGTGCGCGCACTGCGATCACGTCTGCGAGCGTAAAGCGGCTCCACCCGCCGATCGCCGGCTGGTCACCGAAAAGGTGGTTTCGGTTTCGCCACGCGCGCAACGTGCTTGCGATGCAACCGGCGGCGGCGCAGATTTCAGAGGCAGTGTACGTGCTCATATTGATGAGAATGTATCGTTTTTATTAAATCGATACAAGCGCATCGGTACCGGCGCTCTGTGCAATTGCGAGCGGTTTTGGGGGAAGCAATGGCCAACAATGGGTGGTGTTTCGATTGCGGTATGACGCTGCACTCAGATGTCTTTTACGTCGGCGAGAGCAACGAGGCGGAGGCACGTGAACTGGTGAGAAAAGCGGCGCCGGAAGCCGTGATCAAGTCTGCTCGCAAGATACCGAAAGGCCTTCGCGATTTCATGAACCTGACGGACGGCCGTGTTATACGTGGGGTTGTTATTGAAACTTCAAAACGCACCGAATTAGGCAACTAACGCTTCATCCAAGCGCTTTGGATCACCCTCGGCGCCGGCTTCATGGCCGGCGCGCCCTTCAAATCTTCTTCGCGGCGAGTGAGATTTATGGAGACAAGCCCACGCACGGCGATCGCGTAAACGGTTGCATCCAAGCATTCAGCTCTCAGGCCGAGCTTGCGCTCCCAGAGGCGCGTGGGAACGCCGCGTATGTATTTCACAACCACGCGCTCAGAAGCAATCTCATCGAAATAGCGAAGTTCGAGGTCGCGACTGAACCGGATACCGGCGCCCCGCGCTAGGCGCGCAAGAAGCCGGCTCTTCTCGCCGTCAACGCCAACGATAAACAGTTTGGAGCCCTTGGTCTTGCTGGGGACGATTGCAGGTCGATTCCCGCTGGCGCCCTTGATGGCGACGATGCGCCGACCAAACCTTGGCTGACAGAACGACAGGACCCTATCCATAGTACCACCGTCACCGGCATCGATTGCGGCAGCGTCGATGCGAAGGACGCCGCCGTTTGGGTGTGGCCATGTTGAGCGCAATAGCTCATCGAGTTCGGCCCATGTGCCGTCGTCCTCGGGCAAACCCCAAATGACCGCATTGCCGAGCACGAATAGTTCATCCCGGCCGTGGCCTATGAAGACGACTTCCAATCGATCACGCTGCACGTCGACCCCAGCGGTCACAATCAGCGCACCAGCCGGAATCGCCCTCAAGCCAAACGGCTCAGCGCGGGAGGCCAGTGCGGTTTCGTCAACTTCCTCGAGCGCCTCGCGCCAGCCCTCGGCCATAAGGGTGTTCGTCCACGTCTGAAGCTGATCGACATTCCGCCTCGCGCCGAGGAACTCCTTGGCGATGTTGCCCCAGGATGCGTTCGCCAGGGTGCTGACCAGCACATTGCATCGGAATCCAGCATGCCCTCGAACCTTGGGCTGGGTCGCGCGCCAACGGCCGAGCGCGACCATCTCGGGCTTATGGTCCTCTTCGACAACGCACCCGTTCGCCTCGCAAACGAAATGCGCCCGTTCCGGCTCGCCGTCAGGCCATTGGATGTGCCGCCAGAGTATTTGCTGAAAGGCGCCACATGACGGACAGCAGACCTCAAAGACACGCTGGTCGCTGTTACGATAGCTTCGTAGAACGTGGCTCGTTTACTCAAAAATGGGCGTGCTGCCCATGATGATTTTCCTGTTCGGAAAGCTCAGCGTACGCCGCTCCGCTAGCGTGATCGGCGAGCCTTCCGGCCCGGACTCCATCGCGTCTGCCTCGTCTATCAGCAACACGCGAACGTTGTGCCTACGCAAATTTCTTGGTGACTTCGCCGCGACGATCTTCAACGATCCGCCCGGAAACTTGCGGCTCAGCAGCGTACTGCGACCGGTTTCATCGACATCGCCAGTCAAGAGTCTGCGCAATTCCGGCGAGGCCGCAAAAATCGGTTCGAGGTCCGACACAACGTAATCTCGGGCATCAGCCTCAGTGGGTAGCAGGGCTAGGATCGCACTCGGCTCGTTTGCGACATAGCTGGCAATTGTGGCGGTTAACAGCGTCGACAAGCCAAGGCGTACCGGCTTCACAAGAGTAACTCGCTCCGTCGCCGGATCGCCGATCGCCTCGGCAATTCCACGCTGGACGGGATTCAAGCGGAGGACGCCGGGAGACGCCGAGACGGACGCCGGAAGGCGCACGTTGCCCTCAATCCATTTTACAAGTTCGATGCTCGGCGGCGGAATGAGCGCCCGAAGCGCCCGTGCTCGGATGGTTTCCGCACTGGTCTCCACTCCGATCAGCGGGATGGTGCTACCATTGCTCTCGTCGGTTCTCGATAGGGCAAACCCCATGCAAATCCCCACTCTTCCCACGGATAATCTTTATAAGTTCGTTACCGTCTTGGGGTTCGTCGCCCTGATTGCACCAATTTTATACATGGCTTTTGTATTAAGGGACGTCGAGTCAAAAATCGCTGCAACAGAGGCGAATATTAGTGTCCTTGACCTTAGGCAAAAGTTTAATTCTACAATGATTGAAAAGTTTTCATTCGCCATCAGTAAGGACAATTTAACAACAGACGATCTGATAAAACTATCTTCAGAACTAAAAATATATCAGAATGATACTTTTAGTAATCTCAACGACATAGCCGCAACACAATACGTGCAAGGGGCTCGAATTCGAGCGCTTCGCGAAGATATTTGGTACTGTATAGCCATATCATTTGTCGGCATGTTGGCGTCTACGTTTGGAATATATTATTGGTATACGCGACATCAGAAGTATCAGGATGATCTAGCGCGCTATCAAGCGGTTTCCGCGCTAAGAGACATCGAGACGGCGAAGGCTTCAGGCTAAGCACTACAATCGGTGCCGCACTCGGTGAGCGCTTGTCGAATTTCGGAGTCGATCGCAGCAATGTCGACCGCCGCGAGGTTCATACGACCAGCGATCCGGCCAGGAATCGCCAGCATGGCCGCGCGCAGGTCGGTCAGAACGCGAACCCATACCCGTTCCACCTCAGCCGCAGATACTAGCTCCCGACGCGATGTCGCATTCGCGAGTGCCAGTCGGTCGGCCCGCTCTCGCGCCTCCCGCAACCGCTCGGCGGCAATAGCCGAATTGCCGCCGTCTCGACCGGCGGCCTGTTCCCGGAGGTGAGCGCAATACCGGGCGACTGAATCAGGCGCGAAGGCGCCCCGAGCGACCTTCTGAATGATGCCTCGCGCGGCGAGGTCGTGCACGGCCCGGAGCGATACGCCCAGCGTATCGGCCAGCTCGCGCCCCTTCAATGCCTCGGTTTGCACTGAAGAACCCCCTCAAAATTTCCTGCGGAGCGTGAAATGTCGGGCGGCAGCGACCCCGCTCTGGTCGCGCCGGACAGGGACCCGTCGTCGCCTCTCGCCGTCACCCATCGATCGAGGTCATGCATCCGCGCCTCCATCGGCGAGTCGATACGACCCGCGCATCGGCGAGACGATGAGGCCGGCGCGCTTCAAACGTGAGAGCCACGGCCGGACGGTCGTCTCTCGCAGGCCGCTCGCAGCGATGATGTCACCGACCTTCGATGCGCCGCCCCGGAGGGCGGCGATCACCCGATCCACGTCGGTGTCGGGACGCAATGTTGCAGCTTTGCGTGTAACGCTCCCATTATTCTTAGGAGCGTTACATTCGGTTGCAATATTGCAGGCGGCGAGCGTAACGCTGTTTGAGCGTTGCATTTGCTTGCTTTCCCTATGTTTCGCCACGCGGAGGCGCGTTTTCTCGCGGCGGCGCATGTTGCAACGATCGAGGCGCTCTGCGCGGCTCTCATCGCGAGGCGTGAGGGTCGTGATCAGACTGCCGTCCGCCGCCATCTCGGCAGCTTCAATCCCAACCAGTTCGGCAAGCCGGCCGGCTTCGATTGCGGAAATTAGCCGGTCCGTCATCGCGGGTTCGGCGAGGATATCAGCGAGGTCCGCGTCGCTGATCAGCGCGCCCGGCGGGAGCTGGCGGCGGACGCCGCTGGCGTCACGTCGCCATCGCTCGATCCCGTCGAGGTGGTGCAGTGCATCCGCGCCGACCCGAGCCCAACCGACTGGATCGGACAGAACACCGTAGCGCGCCCGCCAAGATGCGAGGCGCGCCAGCTCTGCAAGCCTCTTCGCCGCGCGATGTTGAAGCCGGGATTTGGGGTGTTGCGGAGATGCACCGATCCACTCGCCCAGAAGCGCGCCGCCGAGCCGGACTTCGCCAGCTCGTTTCGCGAATGGCACGCCCACAACGCTGCTATCCTTGCACCTTCGCGAGAGCCGCCATCGCTGCAAGCACCGCGCGACCGATAGCCGTGTCGACGAAGTATGGATCAAAGCGTTTGGCGTGGAAGGCGCGCGCGATAGCCTCGATCGCTTCTTTCAAGTTGCGACGCGAGCGCATCAGTGCGCCTCACGCCGACAGGCGGGCAAGAAACGCCTTCAGCTCGGCGTCGGGAACCAGTCGGCGGCGGCCGATGTAAACGGACCGCAGCTTGCCCTCATCAAGCAGCGAGTACAGCGTCGAGCGGCCGACGCCGAGAATTTTCGCAGCGTTCGGAATCGGATGAAGCAGGACAGGCGCGGCGGCTACGTCAACAGTTTCGCGGGGCTGAATCATAAATCTCTCTATCTGCTGGGATGCCCTAGCATCCGCTCGGATGGCGGAGAGATTCAGCGAACGAACGACTTCAAACTACCGAAGTAGGCTCCGACATTTGAGACATCTGAATTCGGTATTCACAGAGTCTCGCAGTACGATGCGAGCGTGTCGTCGATACCCTCGCGCGCATCGAACTCAAGGTCGCTCCAGGCCGCAATGACAAAGCGAGCGAAGCGACCGTCCTTCGACTTCGGCGCATTCGTTTTCGTGGTCGCGCGCCACATCTGCTTCATCATCAAAACAAAATGATGTTCGAGCGGCTTTGAGTTGCCAAGGGAAGGCTTTCTACCGACGCGGTACTTTTTACGAAAAGCCTCGACCTTCGCTCGAAGCAGCGCGACCTCCTTGATCACATCTTCGATTGCACGCGCTTGTTCGTCGGCACGTTCAGCCGGACTTTCTAAGTCGTCATCGTCGATCTCGAAATCATCATCGAAGATGCCCGCGATACGATCAGCATCGGTACGCATGAGCACCCCAGCGCGATCGAGCAATAGCTGTAGGTTTGCGTCGAACACGCTTGCGGCTGCATATGCCGCGCCAGCATCGAGGTCGTGCGTCGCCCAGCGGTGCGCCGATCGTCCTGCGATATCGATGATCATGCGAGCTTCGCGCACAGGATCAGCCAAAAATGGGCCTAATAGCTCATGCGCCATCGCGTCGATAGCATATATTCCAACGGGCGCGTCGAAATCTATCACGCAGATCGGTTCGAAAAGTCCCGGCGCGATTTCTGCATGGATCGGTCGGCGAGGTAGCTTAGCGCGAGGCCGCCCTTTTGTCGCACGGCTCATTCGGCGCCCCCGACCGCGCGCGGGCGCGGGATTGCGACAATTTCAGCGGGCGCGGAGACGAGCGGCACGACTGCCTTCGCCGCCAATTCATCGAGAGCACTGACAATGAATGCCGAATAATGCGCCTCGATCATCGCACTAGAGGTGTCGTGCAGGGCCGCGACCAAACGCACAGGGAGAAGCTGCCGCAGCCCGCGAACGATTGAACTATGCCGCAGCGCGTACGGTACGACACCGGCTGGCAGACCGGCCCGCGCGGTTATCAATTTCCATGCTGGCGCGAACTCTGCAGAGGTTCCCCATGGTCCGCGCCCTACCCGCTCCCAGTGCGTCGGTGTGGTCTGTTTGTATCGCCACCGCACAAGCAGAGGCTCGGAGCCAATCCGACCGGCGACGGCCGGCCGAAGAGCGTCGATGACATCGTCGCCGACGGGGACGCCAATCTTCCCGACCTTCACTCCCCGGCCTTTGAAGCTGGTCGGCACCATCAAGCGCCGCTGCACCGCCTGGACATCGCCGACCGTTAGGCGGATGACCTGACTGAAGCGCGCGCCCGTGGCGGCGAGCACGACGATGAGGCGTGCAAGATCGCCTTCCCATTTCTGCTCTGCCGCGTCGACCTCCCATGCCGCAGCGATGATCCGCCGGACGTCCGCGTCCGGCAGAACCTGCGCCTCGCGGGCGACGGGCGAATGCCCCTCAGCGGCCGCGAGACCATGCTTGATTTCGAGCGGCAGCGCCGCTGGCAAGCGCGCATGATGCAGTTCCACAGCCATATTCAGGGCCGCGCGGAGGTCGCTGGATACGCGCCGCACCGTGTCGACGACCAACCCCTTGTCCGTCACGCGCTTCCGCCATGCCTTGAGGTCGCTGCGCGTCAGTTCGTGGAGCAGCTTGTCGGCGATTTCGTCTGGAAGCACATGCCGGCCAAGCTGGCCGCGAGCCGCCTTCCTGCTCAGCTTCCCGCCCGTGCGAGCGCGAATGCGAGCCTCGTGTCGCTGGATGTAAGCCTCAGCCGCCACCCGTACGGTAGGGGCCGGCCCTTCCGCCTCCGCCTTGGCAGCGACGCGGGCGACCTCAATGTGGTCGCGGGCAGCGCGACATGCTGCCTCAAAGTCGAGAGTGCCCTCGCGCACAATATCATCGGCCGTTCCGATGGTTTCTTGCCGATATCCCTTCCCTGCCCGCCAGCGCACCAGCCACACGCCCCCGCGCTTGGCCTTCCGGTAGCCGAGGTGCACCTCTGGATCGATGCCCCGCCAATGGACCCCAGCAGCCAGCGAGGCACGCGCGTTCCGCGTCGTGATAGGTGCTTCCGCCAGCCTCTTGCCCAT